CTTCATCGCATCGCAAACCCGTAAATCACCGCCATGATGTCAAGCGCGCAGCGAAAGCGCTTCCCAAAATAATCCTCCCAGCCTCGGCCGGTCAATCCACGCGATCCGGCAATTGCTCTCATCGTCCAGCCGAAGACGAGAACTTGGTGCACGACGGCTGAACCTTCGATCCCCAGTGCAGCTTCGATCTTGTTCAAACGGGCCACAACGGCCATGCGGGCCTCGCTGATAGGTTCTGGCAATGCCCCGCCGTCTACATACTCCTTGCCCGGATCAATCGCTCTAGGGCCGTTCTCTGCCGTTTCAAAGTCATGTTGAAAGGCCCTGCCAGCCTGGTATTGGGATTCCGAGATGGTTTTGCGCGCATGCTGGTCGCCCAAGGGGTCGTCACGAGTCGATCGCATGACCACCAGCCTAGCGCCGTGCTCGAGCGGATCATCGACCTCGATCGGGGCGACATGGCCGGTTTGACCACGGTTGAAGGTTACAGCTCGGCGGTCGTGGATCTTGGCGGCTGCTGCGGGGTCGTAGGGCTTTTGGCGCTTGGGGCGGGTCATTTCGCTTTCCGTTCGTGATAGTTTTTAAGCCATTCGCGCGATTTCTCAAGCTTTGCAATCATTTGCGGGCGGGTGGATGCTGTCGGTAGGCCGGATGGCATGATTCCCTCCGAAGTCGTTTTCGCAGCCAAGCGATTGATCTCGTTTGCTTCCTTCGTGATTTCCTTTACCGATCCGTCCGATGGATCTCTGATCATTGCGTAATCACCTGCTCATAGCCGAATTCTCGCAATAGATGGGGCGGCGCACGGCAACTTGGGGTTCCAGGTTCATTGCCGATACCCGGCCGCCATCGGCCGAACTTCTGAAAGTTCGTCAGGTAGGTCCGCCACTCGTCGTCTTTCGTCGGAATCAATGAAGGCGCGTCCTTCGCCTTTAGCCGCGCGGCGATCCAGCCCGATGGATCTGCAACGCGATTGCGCTCCGCATCATCAATCAGGCCGAGCACAGTGACCGCATCGTCCTTGGCTTCCTTCAAACACTTACCTACGAACGATCTGCATGAATCCGGTCCCTTGCCTGTAATCTCAGCAAGCGTTTTTAGCCCCCTGCCAAACAAATCAGATCGAGGGTCAGGCGCTTCAGCGCCCGAAGCTTTAGCTTCGGAAATCTGTTCTGTTCTGTTATCTGCTTCTGTATTCTGGGGCCGTTTCAGTAACGTTACTGAAACGCGATACTCTGTTTCAGTCATGTCACGCTTGGCACCGTTACATGACAAGCATGCGGTAGCGAGATTGTCGATATCGTGCGTACCGCCTCTGATTTCAGGAGTGCGATGATCGAGACTAAGTTGAGTAGATCTTCCGCAATAGATGCATTTATGCCCATCGCGATCATAGACGGCTTGGCGCAGCGCCTTTGGTGGTGTCCATTGTGACTGCAACCCAGCAGCCGCTCTCTTCTCCCGATGTCGTTTCACACGCTCTGCGCTGCCATCAGACTTGTATTGGCGACCGCTCCAATTGTGCGGCGCAAATCCCACTTCGGTTTTGTCAAGCAAGCCGCCCTTCACTAAGGTGCTTAAGATAACGGTAGCTTTCGCTGGAGTCGTTCGCAGATAGAATGCAAGTTCATCCAATGGAGGAAGCGTACCATCGTGCTTTGAAGCGACACATAGAACGGCCACCCAATGCCACCGCGTGGCCTCAGGCAACCTGAGAACCTTGGGATCATTAATTACGTCATCGTAAAGCCGCAACCAGCGCATTAGACCATTCCGAGAGCGTGCATATAGGTCTCCAGAACGGTCTCAGCCTCATGCCTGGAGTCTGGATCTTGCCGACGTATCCGAACGATTTCCCGCAGCGCTTTGCAGTCATAGCCGTTCCCCTTGGCTTCGCGGTAGATGTCAGATTTGTCTGATTGGAGCTCCCTGATCTCGCCTTCGAGATTCTCGATTCTCTCAATCACTGATCGAAGCTGATCCTTGGAGAAGCTATTGTGGCCAGCGGCCGGAGCCGTTTGAAGTTCGCTCATTTACCATCCCTTTCTTGCGCGCTGGAGATCACGCGCCTTGTCAGCCTTGGCGACCGCCCATTCCGCAATCTCAAGGATATCCTCACAAAGTCGTTGCTGGCCCTTGTTCTCGTCCCTGCAGCGTTCGATGATCTGTCCGAGAGCAATTCGTGTGCTGCGCGGGCGGCGGAATCTCGGCGGAGAACCCATCAGAAGGCATTCTTTTGCGTACTTATGCCCACCGCCGTGTCGTCCTGTGCCTGTCGTCCTTTGCCCTGCGTGATCCTGCCGAAAGAGCAAACCAGCCACAGCATTGCGAGATATTCCAAGATCGCGAGCAATCAAACTGAATGACTTTTTGCCGCGCATGGCGAGCACAGCGGCCTTGATCTGCTCTCTCGAATTACAGTCAGTGAGTTCGCTCATGGGGTTCCTCGTTCTGTGAATATTCACGTAGGGCGACTGAAGCGCCGTCGATCAGGATGTTGCTGAGGTGCGCTTTTGAGATTTCAAAGCGCTGGATTGGTCCGTCGCCAACTTGGATATTCAGGACGAAGACACCGGGCGCTGGCGTTGTCAGGTAGGCGAGACGAGCTTTCATGCCGATTTCCTACGGTTCTCGCGGCGCAGCTCGGCCGTCATTTCGTGCTTCAGCGCCGCTTCCAGCTCAGCGCGGCGAATGGAGCGCGGCGGCGCCAGGGCCGTGAGAGACTGGAGAAACGCTATCCGGTGAGGTCTTGGAAGGCGCCGCAGCCGGCGCAGCGTTGTGAAGATGTCGCTCATTGTGTCGCTCCGTGATGGATGCTTTCAGCCGTTCAATCCGCGCCATCAGTTCATCGTCTTCCCGATAGAGGCGAGCGATCTTGCGGACACCGTGCATGATGGTGGTGTGATCCCGGCCTTCGAATTTGCGGCCGATGGATGGAAGAGTCGCAGTCGTCATTTCCTTGGCAAGGTACATCGCGACTTGGCGCGGCCGAACGATCGAGGCTTGCCGGCGCTGGCTCAGCATGTACTTGAGCTGAATATTGTAATCCTTTGCCACCGCTCGCTGAATTTCAGGAATGGATATGCCGGTGTCGCCGATCTCTTCGATGATGTGAAACCATGGCTCCTTCGGCGGAGGTAACGGGATTTCGTTTTGACGCTCAACCCATGCCGTAACATCAGGTTCGATCAGGACGACCAGAGGAATCTTTGCCGAAGCCGAGGGACATGAAATCCCGGTATCCGGTTTGGCTTGCCGGGCGATCTTGGCTCGAAATGCCTTGTGTTTCTCCATGCATTCGATCTGCGTTGGTGTCAGTTCCATAGATCCTCCCGTTGATGAATCGTTCAGCGAAGAGGCGGGCCACTCGAACCCGCCACCATTTCCACAAACCCTTGGTCAACCTCATTCAATTGCCCCCGCAGAGCCGCCAGCTTGGCCAGCTCGTTCGCATGCTCTTGTTCAACGCGGTTGCACAAATCGCGGTAGGCATCGCGGATCGACAGAAAAAGAGTGATCCGCGGTTCTTTGACTTCCTGATGATTGGATAGGAATTTCTTCAGCCAGGACGAGCTGGCTCCAACTTTCTTGGCAACGGCCTCGTAGGCGATTTCCCGCGAGCCGGTGCGGTGTTGCTCCTTCTGGAGCAGGTGGCCGAGCGCGTGTCGCGTGGCGTCGGTCAAGGCAAGTGCGGACATGGCAGGCGATTCCCTGTCGAAGTTCCTCATCTAATTACCTCTGTCATGGTGTCTGAATGCTCCCATGACGGAGGATGACTTTGTGTTCGAGCCGATTGGTGTGGTAGCTGCGCGGCTCGTCAGACGATTAGAAAACGGATGCTACGGACGGAGCGAAGAACAGCGCATAGACCACGGCGCCCAGAAAGAAGGGCAGCGCGAAAATGCCGAGAGCGAGAAAGGAAAATGCAGTGGTGCGCAGGTTTTCCAGCGCTTGTGAGCCGGACTCCATGTGAGCCAGGAACTCAGCATGGCTGAGAACGAAACGGGCTTCTGACGGGCCGGGCGCTACGCCGGCTCTGCTGCGCAGGACGTGCTGGGCGGGTGCACACCGGAGACCAGTCACTTCGCGGGTCTGCTTTTCCCCGCCGCCGTCAGAACTCGGAAAAGGAGGGCCGGCGTCCCCAGCCGGGGCATGAACAAGGGACGCCGGACGCGCGTTCGATTTGAGGATGTTGCGCGCGTTCTGTGCGCAGGCAGGTCCGGGCCGCCCGCGCATATAGTGGTCGTTGGGGTGATAGGAGGTTCCAAAGTGGCGTGACATGCGGGAACCCCTTTTCAAATCAAGTTGTGAATATTTTTCTTGCAACTCGCTGCAATCGATTCCAATGTCATCGTTCCGACACATCCCGGAATGGCCGACATGGGCAACGTTGTGCAGTTCGCGCGTCATGCGAGGACGCTCGACTTCAAGAAGGCGTCCATCGGAACCCGGCCGTTAGAGACCTCGCTCAAGCGCTTGGCTAAGCGTAAGGATGCATCCTTGCGGCCAGCGCAGATGTTGCGCAGATGCCATTCAGAGCAATTGGCGGCCTCGGCAACCTCGCCAACGGTCATCCCTTTGCGATCGGCCCAGGCAAGTAGCGGATGTTTCGGTTTGTCAGCCATGGCTCAGACTATTCCTCCCAGGAATGCAAAAAGTCAAGATAAAAAATTCCTAGGGGGAATGAGAATATTTTCTCCTCCCACGATACCTTTAGGTATGCACGAAGACGATGAACCACAGATATTCCTTGGAGCCTGGCTTGAGCTTTTCGACCTCAAGGTCACCGAGGCAGCGAAGATAGCCGGCTGTTCGCAGGGCTATCTTTCGAACATCATAGCCAATCGCAGGACCAGCATTAACATCAAGTTTTTGCTAAAGCTTTCCGATCATATGGGCGTCAATATCAACGATTTTTACCGTCGCCTGCCAAATCGGTCGCAGCTCAGTACTCTGAAAAACCTTTCGCCAAAGGCGCAAGCCGCGATCCTCGCCCGCCAGCAGAAAAATGCCTGATAGATTAGATCCCAAAGTCTGATCATGCATTTGCATGTTTATTTTCATTCCCAGTGGGAATATTTTTGTTGACGCGAGTTTATTCCTGTGAGAAATACAGCTCCTGTAAGCACGGGAGCACGACATGGCAACCACTCCGAGAAAATGCACAGCGGTAGACATCAAGCTCGGTGAGAGGCTACGCGGCCTACGCCGAGACACCGGCTTGAGCCAAGCCGAGCTTGGCGCCGCGATCGGCGTGAGCTTCCAGCAGATCCAGAAATACGAGGCTGGCAAAAATCGAGTTGCCGTGAGCACGATGCTTGCGCTTGCGGATTCTCTCGGGATTTCGCCGACCCGGTTTTTGAGGGGGATCGCGTGATGGAAAACCTCCGCACCTACCACTTTGACAACGGCGACGTGATCACAGGCCTTTGCCCTCATGGACAGTTCGGCGCTTATCTCGAACGGCATGACGGCCGGGTGCGCGGCTATGGCCATACGCGGCATGCAGCAATCGCCGATCTTGTCGAGTCGCTCGAGCTGCAGGAGCCGGAGGATTTCGACAGGCAGGCGGCAGCGTTCGATCACGCGCATGATCTGCGGAAGAATTGGAGCGAGTGATGCCGTACATGATTTCAGCGCAAACTAATTTTCATTGGGTCCGGCGCATCACCGCCGAGACAAATACAAGCGGCGTGCTCAAGCTGATTCTTCATGGCGATGAGGTAACCGATGAGCAATTCAACTATGCTGAGATTGTGATTTTCACGGGCAATCCGGCAATGGTCGAACGGCTGGTCACTGCTATCAACGGGGGCGAGTTGCCCGCCGAGCACAAGCTGCAGGAGGCTTGAATGTTCAGGGTTGGGCAGAGGGTAGTGTGCGTGGATGCGACGTGGAGGAATCGAAAAACAACCTGCGGTTTGACGAAGGGTGTTGTCTATACAATTCGTGGATTTTGCGAAACCTCGTTTGGCGATATCGGCCTTTTGCTTGAGGAAATTATCCAGCCGGATGGCTTTCTCGAAAATGGACAAGAGCGCGGATTCTATAAGAACCGATTCCGCCCGATCGTCGAACGCAAGACCAACATCTCGATTTTCAAGGCAATGCTGACCCCGGCAGGGAAAAAGGAGCGCGTCAATGCGCGCTGACAGCCAAACCCGCGCCAATGATCTCTTGGCAATCTGGCAGGCCCAGCGCGCTCTCAAGCCAGAAGATCGCCGGCTACCGAGCGAAGATGAAATGCGCGATCTGGATATTATCCGGCAATGCCTAGAGAGGAAGATATGAGCGCAGTTGAGAAAATCACCGATCATATGCCGTCATCGATGCCGGTTCCGCAAGCAACATCAGCAAATCAATTGCTTGCCGTTCTTTCCCGCATGATGGCCGATCCATCCGTTGATATTGAGCGAATCGAGCGCGGTGCCGCGTTGTACGAGCGTGCCTTGGCTCGCGATGCCGAAACCGCGTTCAATAGGGCGATGGCCCATGCGCAAGAAGAAATGCGGCCGATCGCTGCTAATGCAAACAATCCGCAGACCAAGAGCAAGTACGCCAAGTACGACGCCTTGGATAACGCGGTCAGGCCGATCTATTCCAAGCATGGATTTTCTCTGAGCTTTTATCAGGGCGAAGGTGCACCCGAAGGCCATATCCGCGTGCAATGCAAGCTATCCTGCGGCGGCCACACTGAACGGCCCTATCTCGACATGCCGGCAGACGGCAAGGGCGCCAAAGGCGGCGATGTCATGACGAAGACCCATGCTACCGGAGCCGGCGTGACCTATGGGCGCCGCTATCTGCTCGGGATGATTTTCAATTTGGTCATTGGCGAAGATCACGATGGCAATATGCCGGCAGACACTGGTGGGTCAATCACCCTTGAGCAGGTCGAGGAACTTGTGAAGCTTTGCGATGAAGTCAGTGCGGATAAAGAGGCATTCTGCCGGTACTTCAAGGTGGGCGGAATTGCCGAAATATCCGTCAATGATTTCCCGCGCGCCGTGGCTGCTCTCAACAAGAAGAGGGGCGCGAAGTGACCGAGAAAATAATCCAGGGATCTGACGAATGGAAAGCCCTCCGTCTTGGAAAAGTAACGGCCTCCCGCGTTTCAGACGTGGTTGCCAAGACCAAGAGCGGATATAGCGCCTCTCGCGCCAACTATATGGCGCAACTCATTGCCGAACGGCTTACCGGAACCGCTGCGGAGTCCTACACGAACGCCGCTATGCAGCATGGCACCGAGACTGAGCCGGAAGCGCGCGATGCTTATTGCTTCTATCAAGGCATCACGGTCGACGAAATCGCGTTCGTCCCCCATCCCGAGATTGGCCAAGCTGGATGCAGCCCTGATGGCTTGGTCGGCGATGACGGCCTAGTCGAGATCAAATGTCCCCAAACCGCGACCCATCTGGAAACACTGCTCGGCCAGGCCGTCCCTGCAAAGTACGAAACCCAAATCCAATTCCAGATGGCATGTACCGGACGGAAGTGGTGCGATTTTGTTTCGTACGATCCACGGATGCCAGAGAACATGCGCCTATTTATCGCGCGCGTGATGCGCGACGACAGACGCATTAAGGAACTGGAAGATGAGGTCGCCGCCTTCCTCTTGGGAATGGCCATAAAGCTTTCGCAGCTCACCAGCATGTACGGGCAGGAGGCAGCATGAGCAAGTCCCTCGCTATCCGCGCCGCGTTTGCAGATATGAAGATAGTCAAGACGCGCCAAGTCGTACAGCTCATCCTTGAGCTACCATTGGCCGATTTCGATCAGGCATATGAGGTGCTTGGCGGCTTACCGAACCCGGCGAATGAACGCTGGTTCGCAATAGCAGCAATCAAGGAGGTGATGCCAGATCCCCAATCCCAACACGATTCCAAACCTGATGCGCGGCCCGAGCCGAAACAGGACAAGCCGGCTCGGGCCAGGCATGGCGTTCGGCCGTGGCGGGATCTACTTCCGTCATCTCAGGCTGCAATACGATGTGAGGAAGCGGCGTTCACGCACTTTCTGAGAGAAGCAAGACCTGACGACTGGCATGAGACGCAGGACACTGCGGACTGTGTGCGACTGATCTGTGGAGTGGCATCGCGGGGAGAACTTAATTCAAACCATGCCGCGCGAGTGATTTGGCACCAGCTTGATGCGCATTACGATTCATGGAAACTGCTGGAGCGCATATCATGACTCGCTCCACTGAGGAATGGATTGGCAAGAACGATGACAGCCGGCCGCCTCCGCGTGTGCGCCTGCGGGTGTTCTATCGGGATAGCGGCATCTGCCAGTGCGGGTGCACACGGCTCATCCACGCCGGAGAGCGCTGGCAAACGGACCATACGGTGGCGCTGATCAACGGCGGCCAGAACCGCGAGAGCAATTTGCGGACGCTACTTGCGAAACACCATGCCAAAAAGACGGCTGAAGATATTGCAGAAAAGGCAAAGGTCTACCGGAAGCAGGCCGCTCACCTCGGCTTGATGCCGGCGAAGCAAAAGATCCCGTCCCGAGGCTTCGCCAAGCGGACTCGGACGCATGCCGGGCGACCTCCGGCCCTACGATTTGATTAATGGGAAACAAAGGAAAACAGGAGAGATAGATGCACGGGACTTTCAAGGCGATTGAAACCAAGATTGATCCGCTGACACTGGAGAGCCTGATTGCATGGTTGGAGAAGCAGCCGCAAAATATGACGTATAACTTCAGCAATTGCCAAGGTCGTTGCCTGCTCGGCCGATACATGGCCAGCATTGGAATGGAATGGAGCATGTATCATTACGAGCGGCTAGCTCATCGTTTTTGCCCGCATGTTCCACACGGTTTTTTCCCGATCGGTAGTGATCTGCCGCACACCTTCGGTGCCGCACTTGAACGCGCTCGCATGGAATTATCGTTGATTGGGAATTAACGAAACCATGCCGCTCGCTATCGACCTGTTTTGCGGCCTCGGCGGCTGGACGGATGGACTACTCGCAGAGGGTTACGACGTGATCGGATTCGACATCGAACGGCATGTCTACGGCGAGCACCGCTATCCGGCGCAGCTCGTCATTCAGGACGTGCTGACGCTGCACGGTTCGCAGTTCAAGACGGCTGATCTGATCGTGGCCTCGCCACCGTGCCAAGCCTACAGTTACCGGGCGATGCCGTGGAAGAAAGCCAAGGCCCTCCCGCCGCCTTGCAACGCGCTATTCGATGCCTGCTTCCGTATCCAGCGCGAAGCTTGCGAAGCGGCCGGGCGGCATATCCCGTTGATCGTGGAGAATGTCCGCGGAGCACAGCCATGGGTTGGGCGTGCTCGCTGGAACTATGGAAGCTTCTACCTGTGGGGAGACGTGCCAGCACTGATGCCGCCGACGTTCAAGGCTTCCAAGGTGCCAGGCTTCCGTTTCGATGGGAGCGGCAAGAGTTTTCAAACGGCCTCGGTTGAGGAGCATGTGAAGCTTGGTGGGTCATGGTTTCACGGATATCGACAGGGACAAGGCCCGCGAAATCACGGCTCAAAGTCGAAGGCCCGTAAGCATGCCAGTGCCATGATTGCGAAGATCCCGCTCCCGCTGTCGAAATACATCGCGGCGACTTTCCTTAATGCCCCGGTAAAGCGAGGTTGAACAATGATCTACGTCTTGGCTTTCATCGGAGCGTGCACGGTGGCCCGTTGGGCTGGCGCGGCGATCCGCACGCTGTACAGCGACCTGCGCTCGAAGCCGACGCCTTGGCTCGGCCTGCCTTGGGGGATGCCATGATCGAGAACACCGACGCCGAGCAGATCGAACGGCTCAATTCCAGGGTGGCAGATCTTATGCGCCAGCTTGCGAGCGCGAGGAAGGCGCTGGAGGGAGTCTATGATCACATGGACCGCAACGGAATGGCAAACTGGCCCGTCGCCAAGCGCGTCCGCAAGGAATTGGATTCCTTAACTTCTGCTTATCGAAAGGACGAGCCATGAGCGCGCGAGATGAGGCGTTGCTGTTCAAATGCGACGAGGCAGCGTGCCGTGAAGACCCGATGTTCTACGAAGTCTTCACGATGGATGGCCGTTGGATGATCATCCGAAAAATCTTGGATGCCGCCGTACAATCCGGCGCGCTGATGAGATCGGATTCCTTAAAAGACCGACAGGGAGAACAGAAGTGAAGATTTGGGCAAAGACAGAAGAGTTTTCGGAAGGCAAATTCCTCGTGGTGCGTCGCGACGGCAGCATTCCTCATTGGCCGCATTTCGTGCTCGGCGCACGCGATCCGGTAGCGCCAGCCACGCTGCGATCTTACGCGTACCATGCACGCCATCTCGGCTTCGAGGAAGATTACGTCAAAAGCATCATGGAGCTTGCAGACGACTTTGAGAGCTATCGTCATCTTTGGGGCAATGGTGACCCGGAAGCGCCGCCTCATCGGCACGACGATCCAGATGTGATCTCCGCAATGCGAGGGCAGAAGAACGTCGCCATTTCCGTGCATCGCGACGCCGGCAACGTGAAGAAGTGATTTCGTTTTACACCACTTAAGGAAAGACCATGGCCGCCCATCACTGCATCAGCTTTCCATGTCCGCTGTGCTACCCGAACGGGTATCCGGCACAGCCATTCTATCACTTGCCCCCAGCTCCGATTTTCAGTTCGCCGGGATGCATCTGTCCTCCAACTTCCGAAAAGACCTGCGAAAGCCCGATTTGCCCACGCAAGAACCATTTGAGCGCTACAGGAATCCGTTGATCGATCAGCGGTAGAGGATGGGTGGGCGGCAGACGCCTAGGGTCATGATCCCACCCACCTCGCATTAACGAGTTGACAATGCCGTTTTTTGTAGCCGTGCGTACCCACCTCAAACGAAGGAAATAGAATGGCACATGTATACGAAGGACAGCCGGACGGACGGCAAGCGGCCACTGCAATCCCGGTGAGCCGATTCCGTCCGCAGTATCGGGCTTTGAGCGACGACGAGAAGGCCCTGCATGACGAGATCAAGAACAAGGCAGCCGAACTGGAAGCCGTGTTCGGCAGGGTCAAAACGGGCCGCTACAACTCGCTGGCGATCACGTCGCTTGAGCAATCCATCATGTGGATCGTCAAGGAACTGACATCATGACCGAGCGCCTCGGCGACGCCCCGATCCAGCAGGAATATCGCACGCTCATGAACGAAATGGCTCGCGAGATTGATCGATGGTTCAACGGCGACGCCAGAGGCGCAGATCGGGGGACGGGCTTTGTCTTGCTCGTCTTCCCGTTCGGTGATGCCGATGGCTCGCGATGCAACTTCATTTCGAACGGCGCCGACCGCAGGGATGTGGTGACGCTGATGCGCGAGATGATCGCGAGATTCGAAGGTCAGCCTGAAACAACTGGTCGCGCTTAGCTTTAACCATCGGATAGGGTAACCATGGGCTATTTTTCGAACGGGACCGAAGGCGAGATGTTCTACGAAGAATATTGCTCGCGCTGCATCCATGACGACGAGGACAAGGGCAAACACTGCCCGATCTGGAATCTTCACCTTCTCCACAATTACGAGGAATGCAACAAGAAGGATAGTATGCTGCATGTCCTGATCCCGCGCAACGAAGCCGGCTTCAACGATGCATGCACGATGTTCGTTGAGCGCAGCGCGATGCGAGATCTGTTTCCCCTAACCCGAGGACAAGGAAAATGAGCAAACAGCGGATCGTCGAGCTTCAGAAGTCGCTCAAGATCGCCCGTGAAGCGCTGGAGCGCATCAAATACGGCACGACGCGCCATCAGAGCATTGCTGAAGAAGCCTTGGACAAAATGTGGAAGCTTGAGCCGAAGCAGCAGCTTCAAGGAATCGTCGGTCATGCTCCAAAGATTTCCCTGCAGGACGCGCTTAAGCGTCCTCTGCGCTAACGAACTGTTAAAGCAATGACCCTGCCGACCGTCTATCGCCCCGAGGAGGTCGCCCAGCACCTGCACTGGTCGGAAGAACGTGTGCGAAGCGAAGCGAGACGGCTTGGCGCTTGCCTGATTATGGGCAATCGTATGATCCTCACCGAGGCCGACGTGATCACGCTTATGGAGTCGAAGCGATGTCCCTCAGGCTCAAGCTCCGCAATGGCATCTGGCACTACGAAGGCACAGTTGCCGGTCGGAGGCTACGAGGCTCTACAAAAATACCGAAAAAACACAAAGACATCGCGGCGCGTAAGGTTGCCGAGATCGAAACTCGCGAATGGAAATGTAGTGTCGATGGACCAGAAACGGTCCTGACGTTCGCAGACGCGGCGCTCCACTACCGGGCCGCCGGCAAGTCGTCGCGGTTTCTGGATCGGGTCGAGGACCATTTCAAGGAAGTTTTGGTGAAGGACATCACGGCCGGACGCATCAGGCAGATGGCGATCGAACTCTACCCGCAATGCAGCGGGGCGAGCCGCAACCGTATGGCGATCGTGCCGGCCCAGGCCGTGATCAATCATGCTGCGGAATCCGAGCTCTGCCAGCCGATCCGAGTGAAGAGGTTCAAGGTCGACGCGAAGGTCAAGGAGCCGGCCACGCTGGAATGGATTAAGGCTTTCCAGCGTGAAGCCTCGCCCGCGATCGGTGCGCTGGCGCTGTTCATGTTTCTGACCGGAGCCCGGATCGGCGAGGCGATTGCGCTCGACTGGCAGGATGTGGACCTTGAGGCGAGGACGGCGCTGATCCGTGAGACCAAGGTCGGCGGCGAGCGCAAGGCTCACCTGCCTGACATGCTGGTGGCCGCACTGGCTAACGTTCCTAAGGTCTCAGGCCGGCCGGTGTTCGTCTATCAGCATCCAGACGACGTGTGGCGGGCGTGGGAAGGCGCAATCAGGCGCGCTGGCATCAAGGACCTGTCGCCGCATTGCTGCCGCCACGGCTTCGCTACAGGGCTTCTGCGGGCTGGTCTGGACGTGGTGACGGTCGCCAAGCTCGGCGGGTGGAAGACCCCGGCCCAGGTGCTCAAAACCTATGGCCACGCACTCGACGATCGCAGCCTGACCGACGTGCTGACTGACACGCTATTGACACGCGATAGCACCGTAAACTCAACAAAGACCCGTAAAACTGGGACATCTTGACTTAGCCGTGTTCCCTTCAGAGGACCATGGCAGAATACGAAAATGAGTGATTTCAAAGGGGTTAGCTGAAATGGGACACCGAGATTCGACCGAAAACGCCGTGAACGAACCAAGATCAACCGCGAAAACTGACACGCCAGTGACACGCGTCCGTTCCGGTCTCGTTCGCTATGAGGTCGTTGACAAAGACGGCGGCAAACACGGCCCATTCGATTGCCTCGCAAACGCGCAGCTCTACGTCTGGAACAAGTGGCCCGACCAGGAGCAGGACGAGGACCGCACCGGCAAGGGCTGGGATATCCAGGTGGTGGGGTCGTGATGGCAAAGGCAGACCCATTCAGCGTCTGGGGCACTCCTCCGGACGCACTGACCAAAGACCTGACTCAAG